TTACGCTGCCTTGGCCAACAACCCCGACAGTGATGCTATGCTTCGAGATTTCCGCGACTATTTGGCCAAACAAGGTCTCAAAGAACCTCAAACATCTGTGCGGGAAAGCGATGCTGGATTCCTGGGACGCCTGCGGGATCGTATTGTAAATCAAGGCATGCAACCCATACTGGAAGCTGAACAGGCCAGTGTAGGTGGCCGTGCCAAGGGCATTGAACATCTTGAAGACTGGGTATTTCGAGAAGGCACAGCTGGCATTCAGCGAGCACTAGAAATTGTCAAGCATGCCACTGAATCACCTGCAAAAACCACCACTGCCAAATGGGACGGTATGCCTGCTATAATCTGGGGTCGTAAACCCTCCACGGGCGAGTTTGTGTTAACTGACGGATCAGGATTTGAAGCCAAGGGCTACGATGGCCTTGCTACTAGTCCTCAAATGATGGCACAGATTCAAAACACCAGAAAAGGCGATCGCACTGGCATTATTAACTTGTACACAAAGTTGTTCCCTGTACTAGAAGCTAGTTTACCTCCCAACTTCCGTGGCTATGTCAAAGGTGATTTGCTGTACGCAAACACACCCCCAGAAATCGCAGGCAATTATGTGTTTCGACCTAACACTATTGAGTATAAAATTCCAGCTCGAAGTAACTTAGGGCAACGCATTGGAAACAGTGATATTGGTATCGCTGTACATAGCATGTACTCGGATGCAGGAGATGCACGTCAGCCTCTCAAAGGTGTAGCATTTAACGAAGTTCCGGGCTTGATGTTAGAGCGTCCTGCGACGCCCTCGGCACTGTCTGCGGAACCTGCCAAAGTAAAACAACTCAAACAGTTGATTCGCACAGATGGTGCTGCCATCTCTACTCTGTTTAATCCTACAGAACTACGAGCACACCGGATCACTGACCTTGCCAAGTTATGTGTGGACTATATCAACACCAAGGTTGGTACTCCATTGAATCCTAATACACTATTGCCCGAGTTCGGCGAATGGTTGCAACGCAAAGTAACACCCAGTAAGTTCCGCAACATTGTAGAATACTTAGAAAGTCCTAGCTCAAATACACCTGCATTGGCAGCGGCATTTACTGCATTCTTATTGTTGCACGATTTAAAGATGGACATCTTGCGTCAAGCAGATCTAGAGCATCCCGGGCAAGAAGGCTGGGTAATGGCCACTCCTGCAGGCTATGCTAAGGCAGTAAATCGCTTTGATCCCAATGCTTTTGCTGCTCAAAATCGACAGAGAAATAACCCTCAAGGTGCTTGATTTTTGCCAAAAGGCTAAATAAAAGCAGGTCCACCGAGACCACAAACTTAAAGGAAAATTAAAATGGCTTATATTACCCCTGTAAATGGTGACGTACAACCAGTATTTGCACTTGACGTACAAAACGGTCCTGTAGCTGCTTCTGCATCTACCGCTGCTACTCCAGTTCAACCTGCTGGTCCTAAACTGGACTTCTTCCGCGCTGTTGCTAACACTACTGTTGTGTCACAACAAGGCGTGCAAGAGTATGTTGCTAACGTTATCAACGCTATCCAACAAACTGCTACAATCGCTATGTATCAAGTTGACGGTACAGTATTGAGCTTCGCTACATACCCAACCGGCGCTTTTGCTAATGCTACAACTAACACCAGCGCCGCTGTGTTCTTGGCTGCTGCTAACATTACCTACACAGGTTATCAGTTAGATAGCTGCACAAGCGTTGGCTTCAAGCTATCGACCTAATCAATCACTGATTAACAACAAAACCCAGGTTAGAAATATCCTGGGTTTTTTGTTGGCCGTTAAATACCTGTAGAATGAAAATATTATGTAAGACCTTGTTTGATTGCAGTCCAACAGGTGTCACTGGTCATTATAGAACTTCTAGCATGCCGTTTAAAGACAAGGCGGGTCAACCAGTGACTGATCAAGCGTCTTGGAATTTCAGCCGTAATCAACAACGTAACTGGGAAACTATCAATCAATTGATAAGCTTGCGAACACAGCCAGTTGACATTGCACCAGCACAGTGCAACAATGGTGTTTGGCATTTTGAGTTTGAAGTTGATCAGCCCTTGGTCTATAGTTTAAGTGGACAGGAAAACGATTTTGATTCGTTGATCAATGAGTGTGACAATGTGCCAATGATCACAGGACTCAAAGAAACCAAGACGTCTAACACAGTGTTGATAACTTCAGGACCTGATACAAACATTTGGTTTGAGCCCATAAATAAAGCATTGGACGGACCATATGCCTGATACCACTGACATTGAAAAGAAAAGTCTAGAAGCGCACGTTGAACTGTGCGCTGAACGTTACCGTTTGCTAGAAACCAAACTGGAAACTCTAGACGAAAAGATTGAGAATTTATCTCAGTCTGTTGAGGCTATCAAAAATGCCATACATGAGATGTCAGAAAAAAGAAACAATCAGCTCATTGGTTGGGGCATAGGTATCATCGGTGCATTGACTGCTACTGTGGCCTGGTTAATCACAACTTATGTAATAGTATGAATCGTACACAAAAGCTAGAAAAGTTTGCTGATCGTGAAATCAAACAGTTGCAAGACAAACTGATTGTACCTGACGGTTCAGGCGGCTACACAGCTTTTGGCAAATACAGAATCATACCTAAAAAAGAACATGTTGTTGTTCAAGTCAAAAACAACGAAACTGTAGTTTTTGGCAGCAAACGTGTGGCTATGAGTTGGTGCGTAGCGGATCGACTACAAAGATATGCACTAGCCCGTAACATACAAATATTGGACAACAAACGTCAGAGTTTGGCAGCGGATATTCACTGCCGACAACAACTAGCTAATCATAGCCGAAACGCAGACTTTGCAGAGTCTGTAAACACCAAGATTCAACGCAAAATTGATTACTTCAATATGCTAGATTCTGAATTAGAAAAATGTTTAAATTCGGCTAAATATTGGCAACTAAAAGGATTTGCAAATGAAACTGCACGAACTGGCCGCACCACAGCCAACAAAACAAATTGCTAAAGTATTCGAAAGTTATTTTGGCTCTACCATTCAGTTTGACAACCTAAACCGTCGTCAAACACAGCATCTACTGACTCGTGTTCGTGGGCTGCTAGCTGAACATCGTTCGGGCACCGCTCGTCATCACAGTGAGAAAAATCCTGGATATCTCAAGCTGGTCATGCTTGAGCAGGCTTTGGTAGCACAGCAACAAACACAAACAACTCCAGCGCCGGCAACAGGAACAACGCCAGGAGCCGCACAAAAACCTGCGGTGCAAGGTGCTATTGCTAAAGATCCTAAGTTGGCAGCAGCTCTTAAGAAGAGTCAAGCTGGCCAAACATTGAATCCTGAAGAACAAAAGTTAGTGGCCGGTGCTGCAATGATGCAGGCCGAAAGCCGTTTCCGCAAAATGGCACGCCGTTTGAACGAAAGCGAAATTCAACAGGCTCAAGTTGTGTTGGCTGCTCAAGACATGGTCGACAAGATGCAAAGCATGGTCGAAGATGTAAGCGAACTACAGTTCAAAGAACTACCAGCTCTGGTTGACTCGATCAAGAATCAAGTTGGCATAGACCAAGCCACACAGTTTAATCAAGATGCCACAGCCGCTCTCACAGGTCTGTTGCAGAACATCCAAGGTGCCAAGCAACAGCTTGATTCTGCCCTTGGTGTTGTAACTGGCCAACCTGCTGCTATGCCACCAGCCGGTGCTGATATGGCCGCTGCTGGTGCTGACATGGGCGCTGCCGCAGGAGACATGGCTGCCGCTGCTGGTGCTGACATGGGCGCCGAAATGCCTGTAGATCCTGCCATGGCTGAACCAGGTATGGAACCTGCACCAGCTGCGCTGGGCCGAGCCAAACGATAATGCGACTTAGAGAGTTTGCCGGTGCTGAGGCCAGCACACCGCGACCAGATGAATTATTGGGTCTGGTACAGTTCCTGGCCGGTCGTGCCAGGGACACCAACTCTCGTGGACAAATCAGCAAAGACGCTTTTATTAGCTTGGCACAAAGTTTAGACATTAACATAACTCCTTATAACATAGAAGAAATTGTTGGACAGCCTCCATTGAGTTCAGTACTAGAACCAATGCAGCCCAATTCTGATGAAATTATATTCAAAGGCGCTGGACAACCTGAACCTGTTACAATGCCTGTAAACAAGGCACAGGACATTGTGGCCAGTGCGGCCAAATCGGCAATGAATCGAGACCGCAGCGTCTAATCAAATTGGTCAACT